GGCGTCATGATCCCCAATGCGGCCTAGACTGCGCTTGTGCTCCCGGCCCCAAGAGTGGCCGCCGTTCTTGCTCACGCGCAACATCACCTCGGCCTTTTCCCCTTGGCCGCTATTCAGCCCGACGCCGCCCTCTACGACCAAGTCCATGGAATCCAGGAACAGGCGCATGCCGGCGTTGTGGAGGGGGGCTGTGGTGCGGCGCAGGATGACTTGCTCCCCACCCTCATCATAGGCAGAGGCGTCCATCCGGTATATGACGCCTTTCGCGTAATCCCCAATCAGGGTGTGGCCGAAGAAAGAGGCGCTGCAAGTCCCTCTCCACCGGGTTTGGTTCAAGGTGCTGGTGCGGCGGTTCCAGATACCGGTGGTGAAGTCGTATTCCCAGGTCTCGTCGGCCAAGGGGAAGGTAATAGCGTAAAAGGCGTGCCCAGCGTAGGCGTAGGAGAACGCCTCGGCATCCTCCGTCGTCATGAAGGTGCTCCAGTGGTGGGCGATGGCGGGCGGGGTGCGGAGAGCTGCGGTAAGCCCGGTCGCCTGGACCACCACCGGCGATCCTGCTCCAGGGCGCCCGAGCCAACACAGGGAGCCCCCTACCTCGGCCACGCTGAGGGGCGCCGCGCATCCCACTTCCATGACGGCCCCGGGGATCAGGCTGAAGGGGTTGGTGTAGGGGCCGGTGTGCGCCCACACTTCCGTAGTGTGGATGCCGAACACCCAGAGCTGGCCGTTGTAGACCTTCAGGGCGTTGATGGGGTCGGCATTCTTCTCGGCCGCCTTGAACCAAGAAGCGTCCCAGGTAGAGCCGTCGTATTGCTTGGACCAACGGACAGTGAAGGTGCCGGGATCGGAGGTGATGAAATAGCCATCCATGTAGGCCACGTCACCGCCAGACGTGATGACCCCCGCGCCCGGGTTCTTGGTGACGGCCAACGTCTTCAGGTCCACGAGATAGTGGGACTCGCTGCACATCACGAGGAGCTGCAGGCCGTTGTCGGTCATCCTCACGTGGCCGACCTCGATGTCCGTCACTTTGGTCAGGTTGGAGCGTTGGTCGTAGCGGTACAAGTGTCCGCCGGCCGCCACGAACAAGTACTCCCCGACCTGGTACATGAGGTCCACGCTAGGCTCGTCCAGCTCAGCCCAAACAGCGAGGCCCGGACAACGCAGCAACGCCGTGGGAAACCCCCCGACGTTATCGATCTCGACATACATGTTGCGGCAGTCTTGCGCGTCTATGTCGAGGACGCGGTGCTTATAGGCACCCCCTACTATGGCAATTTTTCTTCTCATTCTCCTGTATTGATATTAAAGCGGCCGCTTCGGCCGACGGACACATAGTCGGTTCCAATCGGGGGGATTTCCGTGTCCAGTCCCCCGAGCGCCTTGTAGCTTTCCCGGTATAGCCTCTCCACGTCGGCCGTGATGGGCCGCTGGTACGAGGGGGCCAAGTCCCGGGCCAACCCGTATTTGAGCGCCGACTCCCAAGCAGGGGGAAGCTCGATCTCAGTGGCCTGGCTCGCCAAGGACCCCAACGGCTTGCGGGACTGGAGTCGTATGGTGTAGGCGTTGTCCGGCACCGGGTACAATGAAAAGATTGCCCGTTTGTCGGCGCCGTAATCCGGGTTGTACCATATTCTCCGAGGCATCCCGGTAAGTGATGGGTCGGAGATTCGCAGCCACTGAGGGTAATTTACGGGGGAGAGAGGGTATTGCTGTCCCCCCTCGAAAATAGAGGCCCCCAAGAAAACGTCGGGGCGAGGGGAGTCTATGTCTCCCCCCGGCCCCCACGAGTGTTCCTGCAGTCCAGGAGTGAGGGAGGCGTCCTCGACCGACACGAAATACGAGACCCTGCCGGCGGCGCTCCACTTGGCGATCATGGCGTTCAGGGCCCGGCGGGCTCCTTCTGCTTGGTCCCCAGTAGGGTTTTCGCCAGCGCCGATGACGCCCAGAATAACCAGGGCGTCCTGTACCAAGTCGAGGACGGTGGACATGTCCTACCTCACTTCCCCTCGGGAGCCGCCATCTTGGCCGGGTTGTCAACCCAACCCCCGTCCTTGGGCTCCTCCCCCTCGACGAACGTCTTGCCCTGCGGAGCCAGGTCGGGATGGAACAGCATAGTCAGCGGACGACTGGCGGCGGGGTGGGCCATGCCGCTCACCTGCCTTCGCAGATCGGCCAACTCAGCGCGAAGCGAGGCGATTTCCTTGGAACTCCTGCGGTTGTCCTCCTCGCGGCGCCGCTCGGATTCGTCCAGGGCCAACACCACCGATTCGAGGGTGGGACCCTTGGGCTGCTCCACGGGGGCGTCTCCCCCCTCGGCTCCGTCCCCCAGTCCGATGTCCATGGGGGCTCCGGTCTCTTCTTTCTTCTTTGCCACGGTAATCCTTTCAAAGACCCCGGGGGCCACTCGACCCCCAGGGGTTAATCAGTTCAGACTCAGCCGGTCAGGCGGCAAGCCAGCTCGGGGTAGATGGCCTTCACCCCGAACAGCACGTCGCAACGGATGACCTCGTCGTCCTCGTCGATGTCGTACTGCTTGACGATCCGGACGGCGAACCCGTCGGCCTGAGCGGTGTAGCCCCACTCGTCCGGCATCTCCAGGGGAGCGATGACCAGGGCGAGGGCGTTCTTGTGGAACACCAGGTTCTGCAGGGAGTCCTGGTTGTCGGCCCCGTGGAACGTGACCAGGGCGTTGTTGGCCGGCATCGCAGAGACGTTCTGCCACACGCCGGTGGCTCCGGACCCGTCGTAGACGACCGGGGCGATGTCGACGTTGGCGATAGCGTTCGCGGCACCGGTCTTGTCGGCCTCCACCACGAACTGCATGAGTTCGGGCTGGTTGGCGTAGGTCACGGCGTTGACGCGGTTGGAGGCGGCGACGGTGAACACGTCCCCCGCCTTGACCGTCGGGGCGGCCTGGGTGAAGGTCTTGAGCGAAATCGTGTCCGCTCCCGTGGTGAGGGCGCCGTTGACCTGGACCGCCCCGGCGTAGTCGCCCGAGGTGTGGGTCTGGACGTTCTGGGACCTGTAGACGCTGAGGCCGTCTATGTCGCCCATGTGACCCCGGCGCAGGACGCTCTCGATGGTGCGCGGGATAAACAGCTTCCGGAGGTCCGGCAGCATGCGCTTGTAGGCGCGGGGGTCGAGGACCGCGCACCTGTCCTCCTCAGGCACCGAACAGATGTCAAGCAGCTCGGTGGCCGCCTCCAACTGGGCGATAGTCGTGGGGATGGTGCCGGGGATGCCGACGCAGTTGAAAATCTGCGGATACAGGCCGTGCAGCGCCACGTCCACGGCGTTCGCCAGGGAGATCATGGCGGGCTTGATGTACCGCTCGGCGTAGTCCTCGATGGTCAGCGTCAAGTCCTTGCTGGAGAAGCTCCAGGAGACGTGCTTCTGCTGGTCCATGGTGATGTCCGTGCTGGACTCCAGGACGTCCTGCGGGACCCGGGTCTTTCCGTCGGAGACCTTGAACCGAACCGGCTTACGGATGGTCAGCTTGTCGCCGATCTTCTTGTACTCGCTCGAATAATCCCGGTGGACCGTGGAGCCCATCACGAGGTTGTTCTTGAGGTGCATGAGAGCCTCTACGGCTATCTCCTCCGGGGTGAGTAATGTGTTTGCCATTTAAAAAAGCCCTTTCTGGGATCAGGCGCGGCGGTACCCCTTCGCAATCTCGCGCTGCCGCAAACGTTCCTCGTCCGTCATCCCGCTACTCGAGGGCTGGGCACCCCCCGATCCTGCCCCGGGATTCGGGACGCCGTCGCCTGCGATAGGCGGATTGGCGGGCGCTCTGCCTGCCCCTCCATTGGCGGTGTACTCGTGTTCGAGGTCCCACCGCCCAACCAAAATTCCTTTCGCCTCGCCCTGCATAGCGCGAAACTCTTTCAACGCCGCAGGATCGGTGGCGAGCTTTCTCAGTACATGGGCGCTGTTTTTGCAGCCCATCCCTATGACGGTCAGGTCGCGTTCGGTCAGCATTTTGTTGGCGATAAGCGGCTGTGCGAGAGCCAATGCCTCGGCGCCTTTGCCATCCTCCGACTTCTGGATGGCGTCCACGGAACGCTGCAGAACCTGGTCGGCCTGGGTAGCGGCCATCCTTTGGTCCACGGCCTGCATGACGGCCTCGGGAACACTTTTCTGTATCCCCTGAGCCATGGCGCGGAAAGCCCCCAGCAACGCTACCGGATCAGTGGGGTCGATCCCCGCGAAGGGGTCTTCCTCGCCTGCTCCTGCCGCTGCCGACGGAGGAGTCGCTCCCGTCTGCTGCTGCGGGGGCTGGGCACCGTAACCGCCAGCCTGCTGCATCCCTTCGACGGTGGCGGCCAGTGCGTCCGTCACGCTCTCGTTAAGGCTCAAGCGCACCTTGAGGTCCTCGTTCTCTTTCGCCAGTCTCTCCCTCTCGGCCGCCAGCTCCTGGATGCGGTCGGTGGTTCCCGCCTGTCCGCCCTGGTCGCCGGCATTCCCCGGAGGGGGAGCACCCTCGTTGGAGGGAGGGGCGCCGGTCCCTGCGTCGGGAGCTGCCCCCGCCCCGCCTTCGTTCGCGGCCCCGCCCGTATTCTGGGGGGTCCCGCCTTCGCTGCCTACTGCGTCACCTTCCATCTTGATTCTCCCATTTAACGTCTCTCGACGACTATTCCCCGTGAACCCCACGGGTAGGGTCTAAGTTTTATGCCGACGCGGCGCCTTCGCGCATGCCGGCACCCCAATCTCCGTACCCGCCGGCTCCCAAACTGGAAGCAAGCACGGAGTTCAACTCGTTTAACTGGTTCGCGGTCTCCTCGTCTTCAAGAGCCCGTCGTTTCTTCTCGGCGTCCAGCTCCTTATTCACGATGGACGCCTCCTTGGACCTGTTACCCAGTCGCTGGTTCTCGATCTCCAGCGCCTGCATCGGATCGGGTTGCGGCTGCTCTCCCCTGAATTCGGGAGGCATGAGGGTCTGCAGACGCCGCAAGACCGTCTCGTGGTAGGGCATCCCGGAGAGGATCACCATGATATCGCCGAGGGCCGGGGCGAATCTCTGCGGGTCGTACTGAACGAGCTGCATCGCCACGTTCAGGGCCTCCTGGCGCACAGTGGCGAACGCCGGGCCTGTGTCCACCTCGACCGCGTATTCCCCAATGCTGGGATCATTCAGGATTCGCATCACCCCCTGCGAGGTGTCGGGAATATTAATCTCAAAAATGCTCTCCGCGTCGGGCTGCAACGGGTCAACCCCCCGTATCCGGAACATCTGATGCGCCGTGTAGACGTGGGGGATGAGGTCGATCAAGAGGCGCCCGGTGAGTTCTATCGATTGGAACAGGTTGTCGTGGAACTCGAAAGTGCCGGTGTCTCCCTTGAACTGCTGCAGAGCGATGGCCTTGCCCGAGGTGGCGTCGGACGGAGCGCCCATGCTGGCGTTGTGCAGCCCGGTGGTCAGGTTCAACTCGCGCTGGCAGGTGCCGGCCTCGTTGACCACGCCTATCGGAACTTGCGGCGGCGCAATCCGTTGCGGGGGAGGGGCGTCTCCGTCGGGATCGTAGAGCAGATACTGGCGGCTCTGCAGGTGGGCGTCGGCCCACTGCTTCTTGTGGTTGCGGAATTGCTCGGCGGTCCCTATCCACTGGGCTTTGACGCCCTGCGCTACGTATTCCGTGGAGATCGAACGCCAGTAATTGTAGAGGCGCTGGACCTCTTTGGAATCGCGCACGATGCCCCGGTAAATACGGTCCCCGCCGATGGTGATCGCCTTACCCCAGGTCGGGATTATGGGCCAGTACTTGCTGGGCCACTTGGTGGGACCCTCCAGGATTCCGCCGCCGTAGACCAAGAAGTATTCGATCTGCGGGACCTTGGAGACGCGCTCCTCCACGACGTATACCTCGCCGCTCAGGAGGTCCACCTCGTCCAAGGAGTCGGCCCAGCGGGTCTCGCCGGTATTCAGCCTCACCAACTTGCGGGACTTATAGGTACGGCGCCAGTACTCGGCCAAGCGAATCAACTTGGACTTCTCGTAGCGGGTCCATCGGCCTGGAGTCAGAGAGGGCTCGACGATAGAAATCGGTTGAGCGTCCGGCCACTTGCGCTTGAATTCGCTTTCGGAGATGAATTGAGTCAAGAACATGTACTCGGCATC